GTTTATTAACTGAGCGTCCAAATTCTCTGTTATCCATCTCAATTGTCGAGTTAACTTGAATCGGACGATTGTTAAGGTTTCTAATTTCTTTAACGAGTGCATTCATAGCACCGTTGTTTGCTGATCTCTCAGCAACCATATTTGCCAAGTTGCTCGCTGCTGGTGTTTTCTCAACAGGAACAACAACCTCACCACCGTGGGCTGTAATTGGTACTGGACCCGTGCCAGCAATACCTCCGCCGTCTTGGAACATACTTTTCGCAAGGTTAAACCCTTCATAAGCCAACATCGCTGTTCCGAGACCTGGGATTGCTCTTAGTCCCAATTTACCGAGCCCTTTAAGACCAAACTTTTTACCAATGCTTTTTAATCCACTGAAAAGTCCGCCGCCGCCTTTAGGTTTAAATTTATCAGCCAATCCACTAAACTTTCGACCTATAGAGCTATCCATAATCTTATCTTTTACTTTGCCCTTCACCTTGCCCATAAGTCCGCCTTCGCCATCAGCACCGGCAGCTTTACGCAAGAATCTAACAAAGAAAGGATTCTTCTCGGAGCCGTCTGGTGCTTTGCCAGGTTTTTTACCAAAAAGTTTTTCCATGGCTACATTTTTTAGTTTATTTAAACCCATCCCGCCGCCGATGACACCAGCACCTGCGACAACACTTCCAAGCCCTCCTCCGAGTCCTGGTATCGATTTAATTCCTGAGACCGCTTTGGAGAAGCCGCCAACTATAAGTTTAGCGAAATCCATCAATGGCTGAATAGCAATTGCCAATTCTCTTGTGAGGGCAAGTAGCTCATCTTTAAGATCCATTGCAGCTTTAAGATTCGCATCCCTTTCCTCCGCTTGTCTTTTTTGCTCCTCAGTTATTTCCTCAGAAAGGAATAGACCTCGTATTTCTTGTTCATTAAGCCCGCTTGCATTAGCAATTGCCTTTCTTTGGAACACTGTTAGTTCTTCAAAGCTACCAACTGAGCCTAATAAGCCTTGTCGCAGTTCTTCGATAACTGCGTCTGGTCCTTCCATCTGAGCTTCAAGCAGACCCATGGTGTCAAACATTTGTGTACCAAGAACAGCGTTCAGATTACCTGCTGCGCTGGCTGCTTCATCAAATGTGTCAAATCTTCCTGCGATGCCGATTAAATCGTTAACAGCCAATCCTGTTTCAACTGCTCGCTTTTGCAAATCTTCAAATGCTGGACCAACTTGATCTGCCGCTAAAGATGCTAATTGAGGCAAAGCCTTGTTAAGATTGCCAACAGCCTCGCCTAAAGATATTCCAAGCTCTTGGGCAAGTGTTTCAGTTTCTTGCGTTAGGGCAATGCTTTGTTGAGCATTCATTCCAAAAGTTCTTGTTAAACTTTCAAAAACACCAGTGCTATCAGCAGCAGTCACTCCAAGTTCATTTAATTGAGCAACCTCTGTCACTAAGGCATTTTGAACATCCTCGCCCATTAACGCAAAACCAGACAAGCCATCAATAAGGGTGCCAAAGGATCGAGCCGACTCTTCAATGGTCACGCCAAATTGTCGATTGCTTGCTTCAAGCTCTAGAATTTGGCTGTTAAAAGATTTTCCTAATCCAGTTGCCTTAGCAAACCCAGCAGTAGCTTCATCGTTGGCAACAAGTAATTTTTTTGTATTTTTTTGAAGGGCTCCGGCTGCGGAGGCTGCAAAATCAAGATTATCAACATAGGTCTTGATTGATTCTATTTGGGCATCAAATAATTCTTTTTGCTTTTCAGAAGAACCCTCTAAATCCTTATATGATTTTCTCAACTTAAAGAAAGAGCCAACAAGAGTGTCTGAGCCATCAGTTACACCAGTCAGGCTGACAATAGTTCTATCTAAGTTGTTATTAAAATTATTAGCGGCTTGCTGACCGTCTGCGAAAGCTTTTTGTAGCTTGATGAAATTTTCAATTGTATCATCAAACTCTGCGTTAACGGCTGTTAGGATATCTCCAAATTCAGAATATTCGACAAGAGATTCAGAGAGTTTGGTAAATTGGTTAGCAAAATCACCAAAGCCTGCTTCTTCTGCTTTCTGTGCCGCTTGTAATATTTGTTCTAAAAGTTTACCGGCGTCTTCAGCCATAATTAACTACCCCCTATGCGAATGGCCACGGAATTCCGGTAGCTTTTTCAAATTGCTGAAGGGCTCTGTCTAAAGAGGACTTGCTTCTATAAGTCCTTTGGTCATTAAGTCCGTACTTCTTCATTGCTTTAAGATACCTTGCTTCATTACCCAAAGCAGCTTTAAACAACTCAACATCGCTTCTCTTGCCCCTTATTCTAACAGGGGGCATACGACCTCGACCAAACATTCCTTGGAGCATCAACTCGATTTGTCCACCAAATGCTGCAAGACCAGACTCGTTTAAAAGTCCCTCTTTTTTCATATTTAAATTAATTTCAATTTCAACCAAGTCGTTTGGTTCATTCATCGTAAAGACCTCCGAGTATACTTATCTCTTATAAATAGTTTCACATAAAAAGAAACGGGCATTTCTGCCCGTTTTTATTATTACCCTCTTCTTGAGGCTTCCTTGTAAGCCTTGTTCTCTTCTTCAAAGTGTTGCGACAATCTTCTAACAAACCAGTTGCGTAGTTTAACTGGGAGGTTGTAAGCCTCGATAAAACTCCAGCCTCCGTGCATTTTTAAGTAAAAGAACTGTTCATAGACAGACGCCATATAGTCATCAGTTAGGCCAAAAAAACTCCGAAGTGAACGGCACCGCCATTTCGGTTGTCGTACCGCATGACGTGCATTCAAAATTCTGTGTCATTTCAACATTGGGGGTAACTAATTGAACACAAGCACGAAGGAATCGTGCGTCTTGTGCTGGCATATTATCAATAAAGTTAGCAATCTCTGAGGGTGTATTAACTCCATTAATTGATACAACAAGTTGTTTTAGCAAGGTTGTGGAGGAAGACTCTGGTAGATTTAATTTTCTCAGTTTAGAGGCTGCTTGCTCAATGTAGGTTTCATCTTCACCATTTAATAGCCTAAATTCAGCAGTAAATTTAGTTCTGGGCAGTGTCGCAATAAATGTACCCTCTGGTGTTAGCGAAACATTTTCAGTATCATCATCAGGCTGAATACCATGATTGTGTGGGATTTGTGATAAATCAAAAGTATGATCGGTGTTTGAGCCACAAGCGGGGCAAGTCACATTTACTTCGTATTGTTCACCATAGCCAGAAATTCTTGCTGCAAGTGTTACTGCGTTTTTATCACCTATCAGCAAACTGTTTGCAGAAATACTCTTATCAACAATAAGATTTTCAATCAACCTATCAATTGCCACACCATTCTTAAGCAACGCAGGAGAAGTTAGAATATCCTCGTCCTTTGCGGTCATATACCTCATCTCAATCACTTCTTTGCCGTGAAGGGGATGATCAGTAGAATAGAACTTGCCACGAGACGGAAGTTCAACAAACTCTGTTGGAGCTACATATGAAAGCGAAGCTGGGGCTGCCGGGGTTGTTGGAGCAGTAGCCGCAACAGCGTCCGTGGCAGCAGCAGTTCGCTGCTTATTTCTAGACATTTACACCTCTTTAAAATAGTCTATACACAGTATACCGTATCTGTGCTATATTTTAAATAGTTTGTAATAAAAAAATTAGGAGCCTCTGGCTTGAACGTCGCCGCGTTGATACTCTGCCCAGTCGTACTGAACAGAAAGGGTAAGATCAATCATGCCCTCGTCGTCGTAGGTATGATTTCCAAAATTGACAGATGTCAAAAAGGCGTTAAGGAACTGCCAGTTTCCAACAACAACGGTTTCAGGAGAACCTGGGCGAGTGCCCATTTCTTTGATAACTAAGTTTCCAAGAGCAGATGTCGCAGATTCTTTAGTAATTGTAGTTCCAATAGCAGCGTTAACGCTCGTTGGTTTTTCAATACCAATGCTTGAGAGGTATTCATAAAGAATCTTGGCACCATTTGGGCTAACAGGGTCAACCAAAGTTAGGTCAATACTTTCCCATGTAATTCTACCTGGGTAATGAAAAGTATGATTGAAGAACTGGTGAGGATTTGATGAAATAGTGTAAGAAGGACGATCAATTGACTTAGCAAGAAACTGCAAGTTCTGTCCTCCGATTGTAAGTTCAACCAAATATCTAAATTGTCTTTTGGGTTCAAATTCTGGATTCAACCAAAAATTGGATTTTTGTTCTGGCATTATTTGTTAGTCTCCTGTTATAATATATAGTGCTCTTATTATTAATCCTCGAATCCTGCGCCTGAATTTGTAATAACAAAGTCAAGGGCGATGAACTCAATTGCTCTTGCTGGTTTTAAGAAGATCTTGGCGTACATGATGTTTCTGTCAACCAACTCTGGGGTCGTTGTGGACTCATCAAGAATCACTCGGTAATCAGTTAAACCAAGACGGGACTGGACACTTCGGAGGAAAGGATCAACCTTTGACAAGAAGCGGTTCCAAGTCGCTGGAACATTTTGATCGAACAAGATAGTTGCCGAAATTCTGGAGATCTCCTTCTTAAGGTAGATCAAGAGACGACGAACATTGATTCTATCAAGTGCCGAGGGTGTAACCTGAAGAGTCTTCTGACCAAAAATCACAATTCCTTCAGATGGGAATGTGGCGATTGGGTTGATGTTTGCCTCGTAAAGGTCATCACGCTCCTTGGAACTCAAGCGAGTGCGGGTCTGAATAACTGGGATACCAGCAGAGCCCTCTGTCAAGCCACCGCGAGTAAATCCGGCAGGCGCAAACCAAAGCTCGGAATCACGTTGGGCGCTTGAGTATGTTCCAAGAGCAACAACTGTGGGTGGCACGAAGACAAGCGAATCACTAATAGTGTCTTGGACCTGGACCCAAGGATAGTAACAAGCACCATAGCTAGAGTTAAGCTGTCTTGCTCTTAAGTTAGAAATCGCTGTGGAGACAGAACCAGCGTTTTGTTGCTGTGTCTGTGTGTTTTCGGTCTGTGGTAAGTACCCACTGTCGATATCGATAAGTCCGAGCGCGTCTCCGCGTGCCTCACAAATCTCAAGAACCTTGGCAGTTAAAGAAGAGTTATGAATACCAGGGACAGTTAAGAGGTTCATCTCAACATTCTCGGGATCAGACACAGTATCGAGCGCACGACGCACACTGTAGAAAGCGTAATTTGTAGTATCGCTTCCACCTGCGAGGTCAGTATTGTTGAAAGGCTCTTTGTCTCGAATGTCGAGACCATCAAAACCACCGACAAGCGGGACAGTGAATCGGTTATAGCCCATGTCAAGAACTTGTTCATAGGTTCCACTAACCGCTGTGAAAGATGTTCCTGCTCGGCGCGAACCAGACAGATAAACTGCAACTTCACCAGTGCCTCCGTTATTAGATGACTTCAAGTCATCAAGGGTAAAGATATAAGATCTTTCAGTTCCGGCACCGACTGCAAAAGCGTCTGCGGAATTTGGCAATGCTCTAACAATATCAATGTAGCTGCTCTCGAAACGGTTGTTTCCGTTTTGTGTGGTATCAATACCAAAGTAAGCATCTGTTGGATCTGGAATGTCTCCATCAGAAGCACTAACTCTCAAAGGAATCGCAGGATAATTAACAGTTCCAGTTATGCGACCTAACGCATTTGTTCCATCTTGAACAAACCAGAATGGATTATCCACGCCGTGAGTAAATGGGTGTGGGATACCGGAAGCGCCTGTGACATAGGTATCAGGTGGAGTATCACTACCAGAAAGCACTTGACCCCAGTTCTTAAATCGAACAGGACCAAAAGAGCCAAATGGCAAGAGTCTCGCATCGGTGGCTGCTGCTTCAACATCCTCGTTTACTTCAACACGGATAATTGCTGAATTGTTTGCAAAATTTCCGTATGTGCGGTAACGGCGCTCAGTGTCATCCCAAACAATGAATTGGTCTCCAATTACTCTTCCAATATAATTTGGAGAAGCGGGATTGAGATTGACAGAGCTAAATCTCTCTATCACAACAGGGGTGTTGTCATTGTCTCTAACATCACGCACTTCAACGGAGAAAGATCCGTAAGGATCAACCTCAGTTGTGGAAGCCTTAATCTCTGTGATAGAAATTTTAACTCTTCTCTGCTGATCGTCGCCAGAGTCAAGTGTGTGGAACTTAAACAGCTTTGTCATGCTATTAGCATCAAAGCCAGCAAAAGCAGACTGAAGATCTTGAGAAATAATCCAGGGAGTTTGGGCTGCTCTAAATCCAAAGCGGAAGTTAGCTGCGTTGCTGGAGCCGCTATCTAAACCTAAGATAATACCAAAAGATGCTCCGCTAATATTATCAGCAACTTCTCTCTCGTAACTTGGTCCAAGCCAGTAAGTTTCTTGCTGTGCTGTTCTTGTAATCGCAGTATTAATAAGTGTTGGATTTGTATTAAACACCTTGCGAATGTACTTCGAGCTTGAGCGCGTAAAATCAAAAGCAGTCTCTTTAACAAGAGCCGCGTCTTTATCTTTGATGAGAACTTTGTATTCAACTGTACCTGCCCCAGCAACACCGGAAGAATTTAGATCCTGAAACAAGACGGCAGAGCCGGTTGCAATTGTAGTGCTGTGTCGGACTGTGCCAGAAAGTTCAATGGAACCCTCATCAAGATACCACTGAGCAGCTAGAACACCAGTAACAGGTGTTGTAGAGGAAGCAGATGGAAAGATAAACAAGCCATACGCGCCACCATTAACTGCGGGGTCTAAATCGTTAGAACCAGAAACTTGCCAACCAGCTTCGCCTGCTCCACCATCAGCAACCTGATCGCTTTGACCACCAAGGAGACGAACGACTGTAAGAGCGTTGCTGTTACGAAGATAAGCCTGAGCAGCGTATGCAGCATAGGTTGGTGCGGTATAATTGCCCTCACGCCAGACATCGCCGCCTGCGCCGCCTGGAATAGGGTTACCAAAGATCTCTACGAACTCTGAGAATGAACGAACCTTAACGGGACGCATTCCTGGTCCTCGTTCTGTTCTACCAATAACTACTGGACCAACCTCATCGGGGAGGGCGGGTAATTGGGAGTTGTCAATTTCATTGATGAAAATACCGGGTGAAATAAACTTAAAAGATTTAACTGACATTATGAAGTGTCTCCTTGTCGCTCTTCAAAAATCTTGAGAATAAAATATTCTGATTATCGTTAATAAATAGTTAATAAATTAACGAAAGTCCTAAATATAACTTTATGATCGATAAAAAGGAACGTTGCCGCTAACTTGCATATGTTCAGGTATATCACCCAAGATGACATGCTCTCTTGGAATCTTCACTTCAACGGCGTTTTCTCTGCGTACAATCTTGGGACGCTCTTCGTTTTTGTCCGCGCCAATAATGTATCCAATAACTCTAAAATTAATTTGAGTCTCGTATCCTCGGGCATCTTCAAGTAGCGAAGAGGCGTTGTTATTGAGGGTGTAGTCTGAGTCGATAAACACTTCAAAACGGTGATTGTCTTTTTCAATGACAAAATAATTTACAGCACCTGTCTTGGTCATGAACGGTGTAATTATTTCATTAATTTGTTGTTGATATTCAGACATTACTGTCAAGGTGTAAGTGACTTCAAGATAAACTGGGATTGGCACTGTAATTGTTTCATAAACAACTTTTTCATTCTTTCTTGGAAAATTGTTTTGATTAGACCCAACACCATCTAAGACCAATCTTTTTGAATCGGCATTTGCAAAATTAGCGGTCTTGTCCTGTTTAATTGTTCTTGCAACAGTCATTGAGCCACCCTTGTTATCGGGGAGGTTCATTGCTGCCGCATAGTAGGCACCGCGCTTGGCTAAATCTTTTGAAATGCCTGTGCGCTCAATACTCATGATTGGATAGATTAACCAACCATTAACATCGCGAAGTTCTCTATCATGCTTAATTTGAAAGGCTCTTTCAGCGCCAGCCCAAATGAAGGGCACTTTTTTAAACCCTTTGTTTGTAGAACAAAAGATATCAAGTTCTTCATCAATATATTCAAACAGAGCACGGTCAATTGTTTCAATAGTTGAGGGCTGAATCTCTAATTCTTTTAACGGAGCAAGTTCTGTTCCTCTTGTCTGACTGAAATCATCTGGATAATCAGGTGGCATCGAATAGTCCCTCTCTTGAATAGTATGCTGTAGCTACGATTTCAAATGTATGATCAATCTGC